AACAAACAGCCTTTCAACACATTTAATATTCCAAAGGTTCACATCCATCTCTATAGGAGTGTGAAAAGCCCTTATCACTATGATCAAAAACGGTTTGTAGTTTTTCATTCTGAGCGTGCCATGGAACTGGAGATGGCGGGTGGCAATATACTGACGTGGGCTGAAATGTTCGGATGATTTTTGTGTTGACGTAAAAAATACCTGCCATATATTCAGCTGGTAATCCACAACAGCAAGGACACACGCAGACATGGCTAAGGCAGCTCAAGAGAAAATCCAGACAATCACTACTGTCAGTCCCAGCAAGCTGAAGGTGATGATCGATCACGTGACGCGTAGGAAGCGACCTCTCTTCATCGCCGGCCCTCCTGGCATTGGCAAGAGTGACATTGTTGCAGAGGTTGCTCGTGCTCAGAAGCGCCCACTGATTGACATTCGACTTCCCCTACTTGAGGCCACTGACATTCGAGGCATTCCGCACCTCGCAGAAGTGACTATCCGCGATGCAGAAGGCAACGTGGTAAAGAATGAGCACAACGTTCCACTGACAGAGAAGATTTTCAAGTGGAGCAACCCTACCGATCTGCCCACTGATCCCAACAGCCGCGCAATGGTGTTTTTTGATGAGATGAGCGCAGCACCACCCTCTGTGCAGGCTGCCACATATCAGCTGATCCTGAACCGGCGCATTGGCAGTTACCAGCTGCCTGATGATGCAGTGATGGTTGCTGCTGGTAACCGAGTGCGTGACAAGGGTGTTGCCTACAACATGCCAACTCCGCTGGCAAATCGCTTCATCCATGCAACGCTGGCTGTGGATTTTGACGACTGGCAGGAATGGGCTATGATGAATCGCATCCACGAGCATGTGGTGGGTTACCTCAGCTATCAGCCCAATGATCTCTTTGACTTTGATCCCCGTCGCGAAAGCTATGCGTTTGCTACCCCACGTAGCTGGAGCTTTGTCAGCGAACTGCTGTATGAGCCCCAGGAAGATGGCAGCTACCGCGAGACGGATCTGCCAGCAGATGTGCTTGGCGATCTCATCAAGGGCACTGTAGGTGAGGGTCCTGCCCTGAAGTTCCTCAGCTATCGTCGACAAGCAGCTAACCTACCCCGTGCACGCGACATCCTTGATGGCACAGTCACCAAGCTGAACGTGAAGCAGATGGACATTTGCTATGCACTGACCACTGCACTGGTGTATGAGCTCACAGATGATGTCAAGAAAGCTGAGAGTAATAAGCAGAATGGTGTGAAGAATTCGCACGATGACATGTATAAGAGCGCCGATCGCTTCTTCCAGTTCATGATGGACAACTTTGAACCGGAGATGGTTGTAATGGGTGCTCGGTCGTTTATGGCAACTACACGTGACCACCCCATCAAGCCAAATCAACTGAGTTCATGGAAGGTGTTTGTGAAAAATTTCTCAGCCTTGATCCCAAGCATGAACGCAAACTAAACTCAGCTACTAGAGTTACCAAGAACAAGGGTGCAGCGTTGTGGAGCACTGCACCCTTGTTCTTTTTAGCTACTGCGTTCCTTTCATATGCACTAGCAAGGTTGCGATCCTCAAAAGGATTTATGATACCTCAAGCCAAATCAACTTTCTACGTGTAAGGTTGTTTGTGAATCAGTCTTCCCCGCGTGCACGTCTATAGCACCATAGGTGAAAACGGAGGGCAATATGCCCTCCGTTTTCATGTTTTTGCATAACTTAAATTATCCGTTCAAAATGGTCTTGATACGTGTAATGAGATCTTCGTTGCGCCAAGTGTCCCTTATAGCATCATACGCATCATTGTCCCACACTGTAATCCCTCGACGACTGCTTCCTCTTGTTTGCGTGCTGCCATCTGGTCTTGTGTCAGTAACAAATGGCCCAAGCTCAATCTCAGCCCGCACAGAACGGTTCACAATGCTTTCATAAATTTCAGCAATAACAAACTCATTTGTTACTACTCTTTCACTTAAAACAATTTCAGTAGTTATTGTTTGTGGATCAATAATTGATCCCACTGTCTCACTCATGTTTTTTTCTCCTTGGATATAACATATTTATATAACTTTATTGAACTCTAGTGCAGTTAGCAAGGATTTTATTATGTCGTTGAAACGGCATTCGTTAAGTAACCCGTGTAATTGATATTTTTCAATAATAGATGTTGGTTGTCCTGAACTCATACACAAGTCGTGTAAATCTTCTCCCCATTTCTCAATAAAAGTTTGCATATACAACCGGTTACGCAGTTGAGTTTCAGCTAAGGTTTCCGCCCCGTTCCAACTACTGCAACCGTTGAAGTGTAGCAAATAACTGCTGCAATATTTGATTTCAAAGCCTTTTTGAAGTAGGCGCAATCTATAGTCCACATCTTCACCTCCCATGTTGAACGCTTCATCAAAGCCTCCAACTTCTTGGTAAATTAGACGTGGAATTCTACATACATAGGTGGGCATGAGAAGGCGCTCAAAAGGTGCTGGTGACCGTGCAGCATGTGTGTGAGCAGCTACATTCAAATGTGGAAATCTACCACCAAATTGCTGTAGATTTAAAGTAGGGTCAAAGCCATAAAAATGAGTTTGATTACAACTGGGAATGCTCACTGTCCTGTCATTTATCACTAGACGGGTAGCCCACTTGGGGGTAAAAACAACATCATTGCTGAGGAAAACTAAATCTGCATATTGTTCATCAGCCCATCTCAGCAATTGATTGATATTTGTGCTAAAATTCTGAGGGTTTGAATTCACATATACTAGGTTGGGATCAAAACAGTCCAAATGCCAGTTTTTAGTCCATTCTCCGTCGTTGTCAATCAACACAAACCTATCTTCTGCAGATAATTTTGTGTGTTTGAAAAAACTTGTAAGGGCTACATGTGCATATTGGTTGCTGCTTGCAACAGTTATCATCCCATATAAGGTGCCTGCCATTTATAATTGCTTTCTTGTAGGTGTATGAAACTTCCAGTGTTGCATACTTTTGTTAAAAGATCTGCTATATGCGTGAATCTAGAGGATATTTTGTAATTCTAAGCTGTTTCATTACCAAAAAATCATAAGGTAATTACAGATCCCACAACACAGTCGTCAAGTCTCTTGGAGAATTGGTAGTAGCGACCACTTTTTTTGGACTGTATGCTATCCAATATCAAACTCATTGTGAGTATTTGCCGGCGTCGATCTCAAGTTATTTGTGCAACCACACCAACAGGGCTGTTGATGTCTCTTATAAGGATGTGCACAAAACTATGCAAAGGATCACTTATAGTGGCAGAGAACTTTGGATTTTGTTTAATTATGCTGTTGAGCAGTGGGCTACCTGCTCCAGGTAACGCACTGCTCAAGTGAAACTCTTTTAAATTTACTGTTTGCATACCAACATTCCCAGATCGGGAAGATACAGGTAGTGGATATCACAGTTGAAGATTGTTATCAAGGCGTCTACCAGTGTTTCCACCAATGGCTGCCCAGCTAGATTGAAACTAGTGTTAAACAGCAACGGTGTTTCGGTTTGTTGCCGAAAAGCATCTAGCAGCTGATACAAATGCAAGTTTTGCTCGCTGCTGACAGTTTGTACTCTGCAGGTGCCATCCACATGTGTAACTGCAGGAATCAACTCTCTTTGGCTTTCCTTCACATTTACAGCATACATCATGTAAGGGCTTTCATTGAGATTGCGCATGTCAAACCAGTCATTTGCATGTTCTGCCATCACACTCGCAGCAAAAGGGCGGAACCATTCACGATTTTTAACTTGGTTAACAATATCCTTGCCGTTGATTACTCGAGGATCAAAAAGAATGCTTCTGTTGCCTAGTGCACGAGGCCCACCTTCACTAGCGCCTTGAAACAAAGCCACAATATTGCCTTCTGCCAGCAGTAGTGCCACTTCAGCAGGTGATGTGTCTCTCATGCTGATACCTTCAACAGAAGCAATAGTGGTTTCAATCTGATTATAGTCTGGCAACACACTCAAGTAGAGATGAGAGAGTGGTTGAGGTGTAGTATCTTGGCTCAGAACATAATAAGCATGCCGAGCTAAACCAATGGCTGTTCCACCATCATGTGCAATGGGATCAATGTAAAACTCAATATTAGGGAAACGTTCTAGATATTTGTAGTTGGCAACACAGTTAAGTGCATAACCACCACTGATTACAATGCGATTTTCTCCAGTAATGTCAATAGCACGCTCAATCAACTTCACCATCTGCTCTTCAGTTTCTTTCTGCACATGGTAGGCTAGATTCTTGTCTTGATCTCGCACTAATTCAAAGTTATTATGCCAGTCACTTGGTTGTGTGTATCTACGCAAGTAAGGAAATCTATTCTCGTCAATGTGTGCGCCGCTGGGATAGCGAGGAATCAACAAGTTCTTGTTGCCTTTATTGTTGATGAAAAAGGCAGGAATGTTGCTGTCTTCTTGGCCATAAGGAGCTAGTCCCATGGTCTTCCCAGCTTCAATAGCCCCAAATCCTAAATAATCACTTACACTCTCGTATGCCTTAACAATAGTAACATTATTATCAAATTCTTGGATACCGTTGTCGTAGTAGAGGCTGGTTTCCGCACCGTCACTGTATCTTTTGTAAACTGCGTTGAACTCATGTGGATAGCTGCAATGATAGATGCTTTCAGTTTCAAAACCCCCAGTAAGTGGTAGTCCTTCTCCCATGCTTTCTTGCACATAGCTTCCGGCCCCATCTACGACCAAGGCGCATGCTGTTTCAAAACCACTGCCATAGAAGGCATTAGCTGCATGACCCAAGTGATGTAGATGGCCCATTAGGGTAACTTGCACATTAGGACTGAATTTGCGAGCTAATGCAGCATAGGCATTCTCGTTAGTCCAAGGAAGAGTAACCCAATTAGTGGTGGTCCCACCAATGATCAAGTGGTCTACCAAATGATTAGTTAGTACCCATAGCATGGCTCTAAATGGATTACCGTCATACTTTAGGCGACTCCATCGTTCTTCCTCGCTATAAAACAGCAACTTACCGTCTTCAACAAGCGCCACACTGCTGTTGTGACCGGGATTGATGGCCATTATTTTCATCAGCGTGTTTTCCTTTCAATATCTGCAACAATCTTTTGATAGATGTCGTCTAGTTCTTTGGTTGAGAATTTCATTGTGCCTTCATTCAGCCTATTGCTGAGATTTACGTCCAGACCAGCAATACGAATAGGACTATATTTCCTAGCAGCAGGCTTTTCAATTATTTGAAAGTAATCTGGATAGCTGGTGTTCTTGGGAAACGTACTCCCAATAATTACTGTGCCTGGTACTCCAGAGGCTCTAGCAATATGCTGGCCTACACTGTCACATCCTACAAAATAGTCAGAGTTGGCAACTAGAGCTGACCAAACTCTTAAATCAGCAGTGTATTTGGCACTCCAGTTGTCGTCTTTCAATTGAAAGTCAGGCTCGCCAAAAAAGATCATGTTGTATTTTTGATTGAGACGCCGGCTCAGGCTCAAATAGTCGTTTGAGCTTAAGCTTCTGCTTTCTTCGTCAATCACTGTGGCACGATCCAGTTTGGCACCACGGCCAAAGGGTTGAAATACAATTGTTTTGTTCTTTTTGCTTACACTTTTGAGATCAGCTATGGTATTCTTGGCTACGAGAGTTTCTTGTTGATTGAATGCCAATCGTGGTGGCAATAAATCACTGTGATCTGTAGTTTGGTTGATTTCCCTGTCAAAAGCTTCAGCCAAACTTATCTCTTGCCTAAAATATGCTGGGATACGATAAGGCTCCGGGGTTACTATTTGATCAGCATTCTTGACTACGTTGTCAAAAACACCTTTTGTATCAAGATTGTAGGTGCGATCTTGCAGCTCGGGAATACCCCAGTATAAGAAATCCCATGCGCCAACCAACACAGCCCATTCGCTGTTGGGATGCAGCCGACCGTATTTGATTAATGCAGGAATAGCGGTGATTACTCTACCAGCACCACCGTCTATCCAAAATATCTTTTTTGTCATTCTAGTTCCTCGAAGCTTCAAGATATTATAAGGCAAATTGACTATTTTTCCAAAATTTAAGATTCATCTGCCTATAATAGTCACAAAAGGGTCTACCCAATACTTCCTCTAGTAAAGGACTGGCGCGATGCAGGTATCTTCTCACATCATGCAGCCCTACTAAACCTCCATTACTACAATCGTTTTCAAACCTCTTGTAGAGACTTAAGCCAATTACTACACTGTTTATACCCAACCACGCACAAAACTGATCCATCACCCACTGACTTTGATTTACTATTTGATCATAGCTGACTAAAAAGCTATTGAGAACTTGACTAACACTCGTAAGTAGTCACAATTGCCGGCCTTTTGTCTGTCCCAGCCCTGTGTACCATTGTAGGAAGTCACCCTGATATTGCTTATAGCCGCCGTGCTTGCAAGTGATTGTGGTGTCAAGATATATGGGAAATCCGCCTTCCTGAAGTTTTTCAAACATACGTATGTCCTCACTCATAAGACCGTTGTTGGTAACTATCACATCACAGATCATTCGGCGTTGCTTCATGTCTTTGGGATCAATATAGGCTTGACTGGTGTTCCACAAATGGTGTATGGCTTGTCGACTCATGCGTGCAAATCCTGTGCCCAAGCCATCAACTTCCATCAAACCAGTTTGCGGGTCAATAGGGCGTTTAGTCATTTGTCTTACAACATATTCTGGACGATCCCCTTTTTTGGGATATGTGCCACCCACAACATCTACAGGATGATCCAGTAGTTTAAAAAACTGCTGCGGGGTCCATTCAATATCTTGATCAATCCATACGAGATCATCAACACCGCTCTCATATGCCAATTGCAAGGTGTCATTTCTAGCTCTTTGAATCAATGCATCGAAGCTGACCCATAAGGGTAAAAGTTCAATATTCCTTTTTTCAGCAGCTTTAGTAGTATAAAATAAACTGCTAGTGTAGCTGACCTCTACCTTGCCATCATAGCTGGGGGTGCCTATCATTACTCTGCGACGAGTTGATTGATTAAAATTTGCCATTCGTGTATTCTAGTGTTCCAACTGTAGAGTTTGTCAAATAATAATGCTTGATTTTGCCATTGAGGGTTATTTGAATCATAATTGCTCAATTGGTTATCAAGAGATTTAGCAAAGGCTGCTGACAATACCCGTTTGTTGGTAGTATAGTCTACAAAACAAGCACTTTCGCCAAGGGTTTCTTCAAGAGCACCAAGTCGAGTGGTGACCACCTGGCACCCAGCACTAGCAGCCTCTATTGCTGAGATGCAGCTGGTTTCTGGGAAAGTGCTGGGATATACCCATAAGTGACTGCCTTGCAATCTCTTTCTCACAGCTTGATTGAGCCCGTAACCAACATACTGGATTTGAGTGTGCTGGCGACAGCGATCAAACAAAGACTGATAGCCTCTCATATTACTGTCACTGAAACCTTTGCCATAGATAATGGTGCTGCTGTAAACTGTGAGACGCCAGTTTTGATGTTGCAGTTGGTCTATGGCATCCAGCAACACATCAAGTCCTCGCCAAGGGGTGCTGGTGTAGATCATTTCAATTTGCTGAGAGGCGGGTTTGAGTTGCCAATTGAAAGAGTGTATGGCATTGCGGATTACAACTGTTTTGTTTGGATGTATGCCAAAATAGTTTACCCATTTCTCACGCTGCCATTCACTTACAAATATCCAGCAAGCAACAGCCTGTTGAAACTGTGGATTAGCTGCACCTTGACTGGCCTCTTGGTCGGTGTCGAGATGCTGCCAAACAATGTTCTTTTTGTTGGGATCTATTTGATGTAAGCTGCAATTGCTTACTATGAGATTCAAAGATGATGGCCAACCTCCCAGTTGTTGAGAGAGATTGGCCATCATGAGTTCAGTGCCGCCGCGTGGGATCATAAGCCTAAAGTCTACACACCTTTGGCAGTGAGTGCAAGTTCCAGAACTGTCACACGCTGGGTGAGCTGATCGTTGCTAAACCCCACGTAGCGTCTCTGAGAGATTCTGTACCAATTGCAATGTTGCAGGCTGCTGTAGTGGCAGAGAAAAGTGAACAGTTGACCACAGTCACGTTGTTGCTGCCTTAGGCAGTGGATAAGCCAACACCAATGCCCAGTGCAACATTTTTTCAGTTTGTTGTTTCCTGCGGCGAATGGTATAACGATGTTTCCGCAAATCTTGATGGCCATGTGTTTGTTTTCCTCGAGCGTACTTTTTTGGCCAATTATTTAAGCCAGTAATAGTCAATAATAGAAAGTAACTTATACAGGAGGGGCTGGCCAAGTAATATCCCAAGGAAACCCTAGTTGTGCAGTGATGTCTCGCAATGACTGTCGATACTCTAACCATGCTTGAGCGTTTACCGGCGCATCGGCCAACTGTGTCCAATCACAATCAGCAAGACGTTTATTACGGTCTTGGCGTATTACCTCCGCTTGTGCAGCAGTTGACGCGTCAATTTCTGCTTGACTGCGTGCCTCTACTTTCCATTGCTGAATCCAACTTGAGCCGTTATAAATTGGTGGTTTTTCAACCAATCTTTCTGTCAAAGGACTAAAGATTGGTTGCACTGAAAACTCAACCGGAAATACATTCCACTCATGTAGATCAGCTGTCGATAACCCACCAACTGGAAAGCTTGTTGATGGGTTATCTCGGATCAAATCAGTCTGTGTGTAAGGGTAGACAATAATGACATTGTTGATGGCTTTGACATAAAGCATGTTAGTCTCCCAATTGTTGCTGTATCACATCTAGCATCACTTTGGCTTTTTTTTGCTCTAGTTTTTCAGAAGCAAGCAAGCAGGAAAGCTGATCGGCAAAATCAGATAATTCGGAGCGATCAGCAACATCCATGCGAGCAATTTTTTCAAGCGCCAACGTATAGTTATCGATGTTTATCTGATAGTGCATTACCTCTTGCTTTCTCGCTTCGAGGTTGATACGAAGTATTTCTTCACGTGTTTTCATAGGCTCTTTTGTATGTTGGGTCATATACTTATCTTTCAAACTGGGCCAAATGCTACGGAATACCCGTCATTGGTTGGTGTAGTAGCCGGATTAGAAAACTTGGTTCCAAAACCACTAGATGACCAGGGATATACAGATATCCTGGCTT